CTTGTTGGCGGTTTGAGCCGCTTCTATCGGTGAGAAAGCCTTTTTCTTTTCTAGTAAATTTATCTCCATTTGAACTGCTTCCATCCTTTGCTGCGCCTCGGTGCCCGCAAGTCCGGCCTTTGCAAATTCCGCGCCCTCGCGTTGCATCGCTTCAATTTCCTTCACCGCGCCTTCCTCCTGCTTCAGAAGCTGAAGTTTCTTTTCGGCAAGTTCAGCTTGTTTTTCAGGCGTATTATAGGCTCCGCCTTTGGCGATTTCCGACTCTATTTTTTTAACCTCATCCTGTGCCCGCTTGTATTTCTGGACGCTGGTATCACGGAATTGCGATGCCTCCTTTTCGTTTTTGGTTTTTTCCTCCGTCAACTTCACTTGTTTTTCGGCGTCCTTCAAATACGTCGCCGCGTTTTCTTCCTCGCGCTTGCGTTGACGTGTCGCGGCAACATCGGCGTTGCTAAGTTCGTAGTTGCGAGCGTTCTGCGTTAGTTGCGCCTCTTTCTGTAACCACGTTGCGCCAGATGCCCTGATTTTATTGCGCTCTTTGATAAACTCGATTTCCCGCGCAAGGTCTTCGGTCATTTCCTTGTCTTTTTCCGTCCGCTCAGATGCGCGTTGCTCGGAAAGCAGCGCGCTTGATTTTAAGTCATACATCGCCCCGGAGTGATCGGTAGCGCTTTTGATTGCTGTATCCGCAGCGGCTTCTGCCGTATCTCGCCGCAGTTCCGCCGCCTCTTTTTCATATTTGGCGGTCTTTTCCGCCGCCTCGTCGGTAATTACCTTTAGCCTTGCTTGGCGTTTGCTGTTTTTTTCTACGGAAGAATAATCCAGCCCGCCAAGTCCCTCTTTATTGATCTTATCCGCCTTGTCTTTGTTGACCGCCGCCATTTTTTCCCGAATGGCGTCCATCTGTTTTTGATAATCGCGGTTCTGTTTAATCGTGTCTGCCGCTAAGTCGCCGGTTTCTCTGCGCGCAACCCGCGCATCCGCAGACGCCGCCAAGTCTTTTGTTGTGTTCCCAATGTCCCGGATGGTCTTTAAGTGATCCTCTAATTCCTTCGCCCGCTTTGCCGCCGCCTCGGTGCCGGTTGAAAACTCCCATATTGCGGCGGTAATCGCAACGATGCCGCCCAACACCATCCCGTAAGGCCCGAAGATGGACGCAATCTGCGATCCCTGCTGTGCAATCACGCGACTCGCGCTCATGCCCATTTGCAGCGACACGGCTACGTCCTGCGCCTGCTGTGCAAGCATACCCGTCCGATAGGCTGCGTTTTGACCGCCAGCGAAGGCAGAACCACGGCGCGCACCCGCGTATGCCGCGCCACCCGGCCCTCCGCCAATAGATTGCTGTTTCTGTTTTTCCTGAGAAATACTTTGCTCAAGTCGAAGCATTGTCCGCGCCTGCTGCAATGCCTCTGAGGGTTTTAATCCAGCGTTCAGCCCTAGCTGAACATTCCTTTCCAAAGAAGCCATTGCGCGCAAGTGCTGCTCGCGCTGCTTGTCGCCAGATGCGACTGCCGCCATAAGCTGAATCTTCTTTTGAATTGCAACCTGTTCCTTGGCGTTTAACGACGCGACAGAAGCCTGCTTTTCCGCAATCTGCTTAGCTGTTTCAAGTTCCCTTAGTTTCTGAGCATTTAGAGACGCCTGCGACGTTTCGATGTTCTTCGCCAGTTCAACGGCCTTTTGCTTCGCGGCGATCTCTGTGTCATAGAGAACTTCCTGCCGCGCCATTCCGGTTGCGCGCTCCTGCGAAAAGCCCTGCGACTTGTAATCGTAGGCTTTCTTTCGCATTGCCATTACCTGATCCAGCGCGGCAACCTCATTCGCCAGTCCCTCGGCAACAAACCGCTTCCGCTCAAGCGCAAGCTGGGACATCACCTGCTTTTCGTGCGATGCTATTCTGTCCGCGCCCTTATTTGCATGGGCGGCAAGGGCGTCAATCGCGGCTTGCGCCTTGTCTGCCGTGATGCTGATTTCGATTTCTCCGTGAGCGCCCATTGGTTTCACGGCTTTTACTATTGCAAGCGAGTTGCGTCAAGTCACAACTAGGCCGCCGCGCTGAAATATCTGCTTCAAAATCTCTTTGCCAACCTTCTTGTTAATATACACCTGCACGTCTTTAGTGGCGTTGTTGATCGCTTGCTGAACGAACTCCATGCCCACCGTATCACCTCCGCGCGAAGTGTTGAATAGTTTTACGCTGCACTGCTTGTCTCCAGTGTAGGTAACACTGAACGATTGCGCAGCCGTTCCGCCGTCTGCTTTGTCAACGGTAGGGATGTTGCGCGCCTTTAGCCGCGTCAGCTTGTGCTTCTTTTGTAGGTATGGAGACTTTTCGTGTAAGTCTCTCGCACAGAAAAGCCAGCCCGCCGCAATGTAGGCACGGGATTTAATACGCATCTTCAATATCACGCTCATCACTTCGCGCACGGCTTCTTTGCTGAATGTCCGCCCATTCTGTTTCATCCATTGCAGCGCAAGCCAAAAGAGGCGCGGGCGTGTAATCGTTCGTCCGCTTCCACTGCCTATCTTGCCAGCCACGGGCGCGTTCATGTCGGCTTTGATTCGTTCCTTTGTAGCCTTGCGAGTAAGACCTACCATGCCCTCTAGCTTTTCGCCGCCTGATAGCTTGCTCCCGATCAATACCTTGAGAGCGGCATCCTGCGCAATATCCGGCATGGATGTCTTTGAAAGTTGGAATTTTTGACCCAAAGCCTTAGTCAGACCTGTGAAATCGTATTTAATCACGCCCCGACTATGCGCGGGCGGGGGTTATTTTGCAAGCGCGGCGATAATCAGGTATGCGTGATAAGCGAGCGCAAAGGAGACGACCGCAATGGCAATATCTTCAAATGTTGATGTTTTCATTTGGCAAGCACTCCCTATTTCTTACTTCTTCGTCCACTTGATCCAATACATCTATGGCGTCAGCAACGGCATAGATTCCAAAACGCCCCACAAGTCCTTCCTTTTGCCAGTCTTTGCCACGATCATATCTAGCCATAATTGGTTCGTTGTCGTCGGCGTCCACTCTGCTGTAATGCCCGCTAGATAAAAGCGCGGATGCAATGCTTATGATTTGTTCTTTAGTGTGTTTCATTGGTTTTATTGGTTTGTGTTTTTCTCGAAATTACTTCGCTAGAACAGCCCTTAAAAGTTTCCCTTTTTCCGTCACGCGCTCGTATTTCACCAGAATCTTGTCCCCGACTTTCGGCAAGCGTGCGAGCGATTGCACGGGCACGCCACCAAACGATACGCCGTGACGCGAGACTTCGATTGAGCACTTGGCGATGTTCACGGATGCGACTTCAAAGACTTCTTGCTGGTAGTTTTTCCAGCGTTGGCAATAGGGCGTGCGTCCCTCCATGTAGGGCGCATCCACTCGTTTCAGAACGATACCTTCGCCCCCGCTGGCCTTCACGCGCTCGCACAGTTCGCGCTTTGCTTCCTCGCCAATGACGCGCTCTACAACTTCGCCTTTCCATACGTCGCACAAAATATCACGGCGGGCGCTGTTGTCGGAAAGCACGGGCGATCCCATCAAGCCGTAAATGTCGAACGCCAAGAATCGGCCCGCTGGCATCTGCTCTCCGTCGAGAACGAAGTCGAAAGGCGAAAGCATAGCGAGAGCAACCGTTTCTTCGCTGAGTGCTACGCGATTGCCTTCGCGGGTGAATCCGATGACTTCGTTGCCGCTCTTTATGACTCTGCGCCAGTCGCCGTCCAGCTTGGTTTCAGCGCACCATAGCGGAGACTGGAAAAGCGGTTCGGGGTCTTGGCAGTCTGTGAGTAATTGAAGTTTCATGGATTGATTTCCACGAAAATGCACGGCTTCACCTATTCCGTCAATGAAAATGTTTGCGAGTGGTAACTAGGGGCGTTTCGCCATGAACTCGGACACGTTCACGGGCTTTGCTTTGCGCGTGTGGCGTAGCTGGTTCTTGCCCATCTCGTTTGCGGTGGTAATCCACCACGTATTTTCCAGCCGCTCGCCGTCAGCCTGCGACAAGTCCCAAAGAATTTGTTCGGGTGTCATGCTACCCAAAGTTACCGCCGAGATAGTGCCTACGTAGAACGCTGCACCACCCGGCGTTATCCGTTTCCCGATCCGCCCTTTGTGTCCGGTTCCACGCTCAATGCGTCGGCAAGGTCTTTGTCAATCGCGTCCGATACCTCCATTGCCTCTTTCGTGCGCGCTGCGCTGTCAATGCCGAGCTTTTCCGCCCATTCCATAGCCTTCACGCGAAACGCACTTGCGGCATCGCCACGGGCGGAGTCGCATTGCGCGGGTGACTGCGTGCAAATGAACAACTTCAAGATTGCCGACTCGATAACGCTGATGTCGTCCGTCCGCACGCGAAAGAATGTGACGCGGCGATTGAACGAGAAAGGCTTTAGCGTGATGCCCGCGAAGGTGAACACGCGCCCCATGTCTTGCGAGATAGGCGCGGGAGTTGATGGTGCGTTGTCGTCTGTAAGTATTTCCATATTGGTTTTATTGGGTTAGATGTTGAACTGTCTCTGCGCTGGCGTCTTTGCCTAAAAATATCCAGTTGCCGTTGTCTGCTTGCACCGCAAGCTTTGCGACTGCGCTTTTCATCATGCCAATCATTCGTGCGCGCTTTCCATTCGGGCCGAGGGCGATTGCCAGCAGGGTTGCGGCTTCTTCTTCCTGAATTGTGTCAATTTTGGCTTGAAACTCGATGTCTTTAATAGCATGACAACCTTTTTCCCAACCTTTCAAAACCACGGAAAGCAGTGGGGTTTTCTGGAAAAAATAGGTGCATTGATCTACCAGATCAAGGCGTTGCGCGTCCTGCGGTGTGAATGGGGTTTCCTGCTCCCATTTGCCACGGCTGACAAGATGCCGCTTGTGCTCCGCAAGAAACTTGTCTGTGTAAGTCATCGCACACGGGAATTGCGGATTCACCCACGGGACGCCTAGAAGCTCAAGCGTAATTGCGAGCGGTGTCGAGGGCGTAGAGAAAAACTGATCCATTGGTTTGATTGGTAGGAGCGTGGTATTATTGATGCCGCCACGCACGGCCTTTGTTTTTGGTTTAGGCGATGCCTGCGTATTGCT